CGCGCTGTTCTGACCCATGAGCAGTTTAGCGGCTACTGCCTCGGCAACGTCATCAAGTACCGCATGAGGGCCGGGAAGAAAACCATGAGTCCGATGGAGGATTTAGGCAAGGCCCATGTGTACGAGACGTGGCTTGCGGAGATGGAAGGGGGTGAAGGATGAACCTCGACAAACTTTTCAAACACCTTGCGGACGAACACGGCCTGCTGCTGCTTGAATCCGAAAAGCGGGAGATTGCGGATTGTTTGCCGAACGCAAAGCCCGTGTTAGGTGCTGTTATATGCCGTTTATCTTCACCTACGTTAATAAAACCTTTAGATTTTGATTGTGAGCCATTATACTACAAGATGAATGGAATGTACGGATATTTAATGCCAAGTGGTAAAAAGGTTTTATGGTTTTATTCAGATGCAGATGGTGGTTTATTCTACGATGAACTTGAAGGATGGTCTGTCTTAAATGGAATGTAACGTATCGGGGCTTTGCGATGGTGGGGCTTCGGAGTACAAATGTTCAATTAAAAACTAAAAGATGATAGAATTACAAATGTTCAATAAACCACTTCCGCCCCACTATTGCAAAACCCTTGTTAGCGGTAGTGCTTTGGTTAATGCGGATTGTTTCGATATTTTCCCTTGCAGATACTTCAAGTCTTAGATAAAATTAATAGGCAAAATAATAGCACTAAACCGCTGTTAGTGGCTGGTGCGGTAAATTAAAGACAAATGAAAAAAGTAAGAATAATTGAAAGAACAATGCCCGATGGTAGAATAGAATTTACAATACAACAAAGACACTTCTTGTTTTTTTGGTGGTGGGTAGATGCTTGGGTGAATAATGATGTTTCAACAACAGATAGTTTTTCTACATTAGAAGAAGCACAAAAAAACTTATGCTATTTTGATGGAACAAAATGTCGTGAAGAAGTGGTGATGTAGCACTTGCCACTAACTCGTCGCTAACATTACCTATGTATTGCAACACAGCACCATGAGAACAATAACACTACTACTTACCCTGCTGCTGATCGGATGCAGCACCGAGCGGCAATGCAAGGCCCAAGTATACCTTAATTGGCTAATAGATGATCATACTGCCGGCCATAATTGAAAGCATAGTCACACGCAAGGACAGAACCTGGAAGGTATCCTTTGGCACTCAGGAAATGTCTCCGGACAAGGCAGCGTCACTCCTGACCATGAATCAGCAGCTCTGCTATCTTGCAATCAAGCCGGAGCATTTCCATGAAGAGGAGCAGCAGATGTTAGAAGAGCTGAAGGCAGACCAAGAGCTGACCGGCAAATCACCAGGCCAAAGACTGCGAGCTGTCCTCTATCGCAATTGGGAGCAGAATGATCAATCATTCGCATCCTTCAGCCAATACTATGAGCATATGATGGCAATCATAACTGAGCATTATAAATCCAAACTACTATGAACATATACCTTACCGAATTTCTTGCGAAGGACTTATTCGATGGCGATCTCAAGACCTATGCAGGCCCAAGGATTGAGGCCCTATCCTTCCCGAAGGCAGAAGAATACTGTCGGAAGTTCCATCCATACCTTCGCGTCATCGGTGAATTGGAGGCAGAGATAGTAGATGAGGGAGTGATTGACTATAAATTCAAACACAATTGAGGATACTTGGAATAATGAATGGCCTGACCGGTGTTTCTTACCATCGGATCTACACACCATTGCACGACCTGATGCTGCGCGGATTTGCAGATGTGGATGTCTGGACTCCGCGTGATGAGAAAGGCCAATACCGGCCATTGCCTGACTTGGCAAAATATGACCTGGTTATCTGGAATGGCACTTTGGCCGAACCACAGGATCAGGTGATCCGCATACTCAATGAGCTTGGCATTCCATTCATCGTGGACATGGATGACCATTGGCGGCTGAATCGCTACAATCCTGCATACCATGAATGGGAAGCAAGGCAGCTTTCTACCAAGATTCAGAAGGCATTATTTCATGCCGATGCTGTGATCTGCGAGAATGACAGATTGGCGAAGGAAGTGCTGAAGATTAATCGCAACACCTATGTTGTGCCGAATGCATTGAATCTGACAGACCTACAATGGAATGTAGATCGTAAGCCATCGCCTACCTACCGAGTAGGCTACATTGGAAGCCGGTCACACCGATACGATCTGATGATTGTGGCACAGGCAGTCAGGGAATTCTGCGAAGAGACAGGCAGTGAATTTCATCTTTGCGGCTACGATCCATCCGACAAGGAATGGACCGCCATCGGATATGAGTTAGCACCGGTTGGGCATCCTGATTGGATGAAGCTCAAGCCTGGTGTGCATCCATCGCAATACGGAATCCGATACAGCGAGATAGATGTGGCAATCGCGCCAATCATCAGCAATGGGTTCAACAATTGCAAGAGCGATCTGAAGATTAAGGAAGCTGGAGCATATTCAATACCGGTCATTGCTTCCGAGTTCGGTCCATATAAGGACCATCCATCAGCCGGTGTGTACCATGCGCGAACGACCAGGGAATGGAAGGAGCGACTATATCAGGCTATGGCAGGGGAATTGGATGGCAGACCGAATGCAGAGTATTGCTCCAATCATGGCAGTCTACACAATGTGAATCTTCGTCGCGTATTGATATTCTCCGAGATTCTTGTGACTCGGTAAAAATACGGTGTGATTCGGTAAGAATGCCGTGCGATTGGAGCGTAAAGGTATTGACAAGATGCCGCATAGATGTACATTTGCTGACCTAATCTAAACACTATGTCACAGATTGAAGAATTCGCAAGCGGCATTCCGATCCATAATGCGATCGATGAGCTGCACACCTTCCACACGGACGGTAACATGGATGCACTCGCATTTTACATCACTCTCACCAGACTGAGCCGGCACATTGACGGCCTGAAGGAAATCGTCAAGGCATCAGCAATCCAGGAGGCTGACAAATGGGCTGAGAAATCCTTCAGCTATTTTGGCCATACTGTAGAGAAGAAGGCAGCACCAGGCCGATGGGATTTCAAAGGAGTTAAGGCATGGACGGAGGCCAAGGCCAATCTTTCAGCTATTGAAGAAAAGGCCAAGGCAGTGTACAAGATGCAGCAGTTCAATTCTCAGGCTGTCTCTGAGGATGGCGAAGTGTTAGATGGTGCAACATTTACTCAGGGATCAGACATTATAGCAATCAAGTGATGAGGACCAATAAGACTTCAATTCGCAAATATGAAGAGATCATCACGATGTATAATGGCCTATCAATTGTGTTGTCAAAAACACTGAGGGAAGCCAATCTTCAACATAACATTAAAGGATGGATTGAGACAGGAGTCGCAATTCCTGCAACCGGCTATGGTATTTACAAGGTGATGAGCAATGATCCGCGCAAGGATGCAATCCGGATTCTTCGGATGAACAACAAGCTCCGGAGAATGCAGGAAGAGAAGAAGATAAGGCCATTGATTTCAGATGACAAGCCTAACACTGACAAGCCTCAGACTGAAAAGCCTCACACAGCTAAGAAGAAGATATCCATCCTGTGGGGAATGATAAAGATTGAACAATGAGTAAGGACATTCACTTCATCATCATCGGAAGCCAGAAGGACTTGCATTCCGTCCATCCGTATGCCTACCTTCACATGAGCGAACACACTGATCCCAACTATTTCATTCACATCCGCAATCACAATATCTCAGAGGCACAATCATGGGATGGTATCATTGATGAATTTGGATATGAGCCGGAGGCAATGAAGGAGATTGATAATGACTCTCTCAATCTGGATGGCATCCTCATTCAGATGGTGACAGCGCATGAGGCTATGGAATGGTTAAGGGAGTCTGAAGTGTACAAGGCAGGATTGGATTTACATGAGGATTGAAGAGATTCGCGCCATGCCTGGAACTTACATCAAGGACGGATTCGATATAGGTGACCTGGTAGCTTTTTGGGACGGAGACCATCCGGAAGAATGGACTGTCGCAAGGTACAGCCACAGCGAGAGAACCACACCATTTGACCGCCATTGGACGGAAGGCAGGAAATACTTCGCACACATGGGCCGATTGGGCGCATGGCGTAAAGGATGTCCTGCCCACATTGAGATACTCGCTCCAGAGGAGGGAGCATAAGAATCCCCGAATGCTGCCGGAGGAGATCTCCGGAGCGGTAAGTAGTTGTGCCGCATGAAACAAAGGGGAGAAGGCCATCCATAACAGGGTGGCCTTTTTTATTGGGAACAATTAGCCCGATCATACATTATTAGAAATGGCCTACACATTAGAGCAGCAGCCATCTGAGTATTCGGCTGCCTTCAATCCGCTGTCCTTCGTGGTTCGCGAATCCAACACAGCCATCACCGGAGCTGCCAATTTCCGCTATCTATGCGAAGTGGAAGTAGACGGCACAATCCAGGCTAAACTTAAAGCCCCAATCCGCTATGGCAGCAGCCAGAATGAGGCAGTATTCAATATCACTGAAATCATTGCATCCTATGTGGGAAATGACTTTGAGCCTCCATCCGGAGCAGCCATCGCGAAGCAGCCGAGGATAGTGGAATGGAGAGGCAAATTTGGATACGAGTCAGGAAGCGGAGTCATCAGCGAATCTACAGGAGTAGTCAATACAAGCTCCAAGTATTCATGGGATGCCTGCCTTCCCATCTCCGAATGGAATAGCTTCAATGTGGCCGACTATTTGACAGCATCCGGAGGCACAGCAGGAGCGAAGTTTCTCACCGACATCCGGCCAAGGACGGTCCAGGCAGATGAGCAGCATTCGGTGACTGCTCTATTCGGCACAGATACAGCCAATAAGGTATTTGAATTCAAGGCATACACAGCAGCAGGCACTCTGATTGATACGGAGCTGAAGACTCACACCTATTCGGACTATCGCTCCAGGCTATTGGCGATAGACTGCGAATTCGATAACATTGGATTCACTCTTGGCAGCAGTGTGGCTGCATACTATACTTTACAATGCTATCCATCTGGATACTCAGGTAAGGCAAGCGAGACTATGCGATTCAACCTGGCTGAGGAATGTTCCAAATACGATCCGGTCACACTTCACTTTCTCAACACCTTAGGAGGCTATGACAGCTACACCTTCCGGAAGCGAACCATCCGGACTCTGAATGCTGAGAAGAAGACCTATGAGCAGGACTCTTTCCAATACAGCACAGGCAGCTATGCATATTCCAATCGCAGGGGCGGAGTTACGAATTACAACACGATGCTCACAGAGCAATGGGTGCTGAACACTGATTTCCTGACCGACATCGAAGCAGAATTCATAGAGCAGCTGCAGTTCTCTCCGATGGTATACATGGGTAGCTTCTCTGCTCTGGAGAAGGTGACTGTGATTGGCAGTGAGTTCGAAAGGAAGTATAACCGCGATGGCCTGGTGCAATATTCGGTTACCATCCAGAGAGCATTGCAAGACCGGAGGCAGAGGCTATGATGCAGCTGTTCATTGAGAATCGCCAGATTGACCTGATGGCGAATGAAGACTTGCTCATTACCAGGGAGATTGCCGATATCAGAGAGCCGGAGAAAAGGTCATCTGATTGGAGCAAGACCTTCCGGATACCAGGCACATCGAACAACAACAAGATCTTTGGCCATATCTTCGATATCAATCAAGAGCAGCTGAACAGCGGCACTCAATTCGCTCCTGACTTCAATCCGAACAAGAAGGCAGCAGCGCGAATCACAGTAGATGAAGTGGAGCAGATTCGCGGATTTGTGCGATTGCTCAATATCTCGATTGTCAGGAAGGGAGAGATAGAGTATGAGGTAAGTGTGCATGGGGTGGCAGCGGATTTCTTCGCCAAGATTCGCAACAAGAGAATGAGCGAGATTGACCTATCCGGTCTCAATCACATTCCATCCAAGACCATCGTCAAGAATTCATGGAACAATACCTGGCAAGATGGCTATGTATACGGCATGGCCGATAGAGGCAGGGAAGACAAGCCATTGAACATATGGGGGATTGGAGATCTTACGCCATGTGTATTCGCCAAGACCATTGTTGACCGGATATTTACCGATGCCGGATATACCTATACATCAGATTCATTCTTCAATTCCGATGAATTCAAATCCCGCGTCATCCCATTCAGCAAGTATCCGGAGCTATCTCAGTCCTTCCTGGATGATCTGAACATAAAGGCAAGAAGGAGCAGCATTACTGCATTATCTGTCGGAAGCACAATCGTGTGGAACGATGACAGCAGCAGTGGATTCTATGATAATGGGTCAAACTACAATACAGCTAATGGTCAATATACCTTGCCTTATTCTGGCATCGCTTATTCAGCTGAATTGAAACTGCATTTCGAAGTTACCGGATTGAGTTCGGTAACATATCCTGAATTGCTGGTTTCATTTGAAGTGAAGTTAGGTGGCAAGCGGAGAGGTAAGATAAATGCCATCCTTACCAATCAGCCATCGCTTGGAGGAGTAATTGATTTTACTTCCTACATCATGGTAGGATCGGGAGGAGCAGCCGAAAAGATTACGGTTGAATTAGAAGGTGTGTATCATAATGAATACACAGCATTTGGCATGAGGCTTACCAGGCTGACAACCGGATGGACCGTCAGCCTCCAGACCGGAAGCTATCTGAGATTAGATGCCTTACAAATGGGGTTTGGTCCAAACTATACTCTGGACTTCAATAGCCTCTATGGCAGCAGTGAGCAGAAGCAAGACCAATTCATTGCAGACCTGGTGAGACTTGACAATCTGTATCTTGAGGCCACAGACAAGGCCAATGAGTTATTCATTCAGCCGCGTGAGCAATTCTACAGAGACAGTGTTGTCCATGACATCACTTCTATCATTGACCGGTCGCAGGCCATTGACATTGTGCCGATGGGAGAACTTGAAGGCAATCCGTATGTCTTTACCTATAAGGCAGGAAAGGACATTGATTCTGAAGATTACACCAAGGCCACAGGCAAGGTTTATGGTGAAGCCAGAATCATTGTAGACAATGAATTTCTCAGCAATGAGCGCAAGATTGAAACAGGATTCGCATCTACTCCGTATATCCATGCAGGAGGACAAGTA